CGCCGTGTGTGGCGGTATCGGAGGCCCAGCCAACATTCAGCATTAACCTAGAACCATAGAATTTGTGCATGGCTAGGCGCGCAAGATGACTTACACCGGTTTCAAGCACTACGACCGGAACATTCAGCGCCAAGCAACCCAGGTGCAGGATCCGTCTGGCGCTTGGGCCGCGATGGAAGCCCATTGGATCTTGATTGAAGATCTGATGGAGGGCACCTATGGAATGCGCCGCAAACATCGCCGGTATCTGCCGCAGGAACCCCGCGAACTGGACGAAAGCTTTGATAACCGCCTAGCCCGCTCTGTTTGCCCGCCCTACTACCAACGTCTTGAACGGATGTTGGCTGGCATGTTGACGCGCAAGCCGGTCAAGCTGGATAACGTCCCAGACCTGATTCGTGAGCAGCTGTTTGACGTAGACCTGCAGGGGAATGATCTAAACATCTTCACCTATGAGCTGACGCGGAAGATCGTTCGATACGGCCACGTTGGCGTCCTAGTTGACTTCCCAACTGCGACTGACGACGAAACACAAAACATCACCGATGTTGCAAGTCTTCGTCCTTACTGGGTTTGCTACACCCCGCGGGACATCCTTGGTTGGCGTTCTGAAATCGTCAACGGCGGCCAGCAGCTGACCATGCTCCGCCTGATGGAGCGCGTCATCGTCGCTGATGGTGAGTTTGGCGAAAAGTACGTTGAACAGATCCGCGTTCTGCGTCCTGGCTCTTATGAGCTGCACCGTCAAAGCGAAAACAACGGTGATTTTGAGAAAGTAGCCGAAGGCCAGACAAGCCTTGATTACATCCCCTTTGCTGTTGCTTATTCCAACCGTGTTGGCCTGCTTGAGTCACGCCCGCCGATGGAAGACATCGCAGAGCTGAACCTCAAGGCATATCAAATCCAGAGCGATCTGGACAACATGCTGCACATCAGCGCCGTGCCGATGCTGGCGTTCTTCGGGTTCCCGAGTTCTGCCGAGGAAGTCTCCGCTGGCCCTGGTGAGGCAATCGCATTCCCGGCTGAAGGCCGCGCTGAATACATCGAGCCTGACGGCAAGAGCTTTGAAGCGCAGTTCAAGCGCCTTGAGCAACTCGCTAATCAGATCAATGAACTCGGCCTATCTGCTGTCCTGGGTCAGAAGCTCTCAGCTGAAACCGCCGAAGCCAAACGCATTGATCGCAGCCAAGGCGATAGCACCATGATGGTCATCGCTCAGCAGGTGCAGGATCTGATCGACAACTGCCTGCAGTTCCACGCAGACTTTGTGGGTCAAGCTCAAGCCGGTTCCAGCTATGTCAACCGGGATTTTGTGGGCGCACGCCTTGAGCCTGCGGAAATCCTCGCGCTGCTGCAGCTCTACACCGCCGGTTCCATCAGCCAGAAAACACTGTTGGATCAGCTCAGTGAAGGCGAGATCCTGGGCGATGATTTCGACGTTGAGGAAGAGCTGGAAGCAACGCAAGCAGGCGGTCTAATCGAAATGGGCGGCGGCATGGATCTGATTTCCGGTGATATGCCAGCCGAGGAAGTTTCGATGGAAGATGACCAAGCCGCCATTGAACAATGACGCAATCCGGCGTAACGCCTCGCCTTCTCAACGTTGAGCAGTTCAAGCGCCGGATCAATCGCAATGACCCGGTTGCCAATATCTACCGCAACGCCATTGACCTGAACCGCTTCAGCAATTCAGTTGCCCGTCAAATTGTGCGGGACTACAACAACATTGTTCTTAGTGCGGTTGCCGATCTACGGGCAATCAACCTTGGTGAAGCTACAGCAGGTGCCGGGATTGTTGCGCCGTCTTCTGTGCAGGCTCAGCGTTTGCGCGTGATCTTGGCGCAGCTGAAGGAATCGCTTGACGGCTGGGCTGGTCGCAGTACGGCTTATGTGACGCAAGAGCTGCAGGGCTTGGCTGAACTTCAGACAGGCTTTGTGCAGGAACAGATCAGGCTGGCAATTAGCGGCGGCGTGACTGATGCGCGTGAATTGCTGCCATCACAGGTGAATGCTCTAGCCCAGGTGAACACGGTGCAGGTGGCGCCAAACTTTGCGGCCAGTGTTGCCACGGTGGATCCGACTGATGTCAACTTGGTTGTGCCCTTAAATGATGCGCGAGTGTTGGCAGCGATTCCTGGACAGGCTCCAACAACTGCGGCTTTCAACTTGACTGCTGGACAGGGCGCAGCCATCACGCTGCCCAATGGCGATGTTGTGTCGAAGGCGTTTCGTGGCTTGGCCGAATCTCAAGCGCAGCGATTCAACGCGGTAGTCAGAACTGGGATTCTCAGTGGCGAACCAACTGCCCAGATCGCACGCCGTCTGATCGGAAGTCTTGACTTTGGAGACCTTGCTAAGACCGCACGACAGCAAGCATTAGCCGGTGGTGAGCTGACCAAGATGGCTGACCATCAGGTGCTGACCGTTGTTCGCACGAGTGTTCAACAGGTTGCCAACGCAGCCAGTACGCAGGTTTATCAAGCCAATCAGGACATCACCAAGAAATACCGCTACGTCGCCACGCTTGATAGCCGCACTTCAGCGATCTGTCAAAGCCTTGACGGTCAGGAATTTGAATACGGCAGAGGGCCAGAGCCGCCGGTTCACTTCAACTGCCGCAGCACGACGATCCCCATCATTGACTACGAAGGGCTCGGTATTCCTGAACCTGACTGGGGAACGGGTCCATCACAGCGGGCCAGTGCCAAGGGTCCAATCAGCGCGGTCACCACTGTTAAAGGCAGAAAGACATTCAACAGCTATGGCTATTGGCTTCGTGATCAGCCCAAGGAATATCAAAGGGAAGTGTTCCGCAGCGACTCCCGCGCCGCGTACTTCAGGAAGCTTGCCAATAAATACGGCCCGCAAGACGCGCTGAGCCGCATGGTCCGCGAAGACGGCACCGAAGTCACCTTGAAGCAACTGCAGCAGAGTTATGGGAGCGTTCGCACCGATTAAAATTAAGAAAATTCCTTACGGTCATGGCCCGCAGGTACTCACGCGACAAAAATGGCCGTTTCGCCTCTAAGGGCGGTGGCGGCGGAATGGGCAAATCCAAAAAGCCCCGCAAATCTGATACTGCCTTCCAGAAATCTGGCAAAGGTGGCGGCAAAAGTGTGAAGGCTGGCCGTGCTGCCAAGGCTGCCTACAAGGCAAAAGAAGGCAAGCGCCGTTTGAGTAATTTGACTAAGCGGGACAAAGGCTCTACACGATGGACTGGAGGTAGCCAGCGCGGCAAACAGGCAGCGGCAAAGCGCGCAGCCAAGGGCACTGGTTACAAGAGAACCCGCAAGTCACGCGGTTGATCACTCAATAAAATCTTCCCAGCTGCCAACGTCTTCCATTACGGCTTGCCAAAAATCTGGGACCAGCAAAAGATCGTCATCCTCATCAAGGGTGGCGATTTTTAATTGCGATGTCTGCAGGTTGCCGCAGGTCAAAAACACCTTTGCTGGCGTGCCATCCTCTTTAGTCTCGGGTACTTGCCCTAGCATGTTCCGCAGCTCGCGGACGGTTACACCATCAGGGCGATCCAGGAGGAAGTCCATAGAATCAAAGGCAGCGGGCGGAGCTTAATCCATGCCACTCAAAAAAGGCCGCAGCAAAAAGGTGATCCAAGAAAACATCCGCCGTGAAATCAAGGCGGGCAAGGATCCCAAGCAGGCCGCGGCCATTGCCTATTCCAAGGCAGGCAAATCCCGTAAACGTCGCAAGAAAAAGTGATGGCCATTGGTATTGGCTCCCGTGTCAGCTGGGTTTATCAAGGGGTTCGCACTTATGGCGTGGTCGTCGGTAAGGAAGGTAAGAGAGGCTCTGTTCCTACTGCTGGTGGTGGGACTGTCGTTCGTGTTGGCTCTGCCGATGACCCTGTGTTGCGAATCAAATCAGAATCGACCGGCAACCCAGTTCTCAAAAAGCGGTCAGAATTGAAGGCAGCGCCCAAACGCAAATGAAAGGCCGAATCTGGGAAGGCAGTTGCACTTACCTGAAATGTGCCGATGGCATTGTTGAAGGTCGCTTCATGTTCCCTACGCCCAACAGCCCTGAAATCCTTGGGGCCTTGCTGGGTAGGCTTGCCGAAGGCGTAGAAGTCATTACCTGCACGGAGGATGACGAAGATGACGATTAAATATCGCGGCGAAGAATTTGAGGGCTACAACAAGCCCAAGCGCACGCCGAAGCATCCCAACAAATCCCATGTCGTCCTGGCCAAGGAAGGCGACGAGGTGAAGCTGATCAGGTTTGGTCAGCAGGGCGTAAAAGGCTCACCAGCGCGAAAAGGTGAATCAGAAGCCAACAAGGCCAGAAGGGCATCGTTCCAAGCGCGCCACGCCAAAAATATCGCCAAAGGCAAAATGTCGGCGGCATACTGGGCTAATAAGGTGAAATGGTGATGGCTTACGGCAAGAAACCCGCCAAATCAGGCAAAAAGAAGGCACCCAAGGGCTATCACTACATGCCCGATGGTCGGCTGATGAAGGATTCAGCGCACAAGGGCAAAGGTAAAAAGCGCTAACGGCCTTCCATCTTGAGGATCCATTCCTTCAGGTCGATCACATAACGCCGCAGCTGATCTGCCTGTTCGGCGTGCCATTTGTCGCCCGTGCTGAAGTATTGGCGCGTATGCAGATCAATCGCACGCAGCAGCTGCACAATCACGGGGTTCCACGGTTCCCGCGTTGGCGTGTTCCACTCCCGCATGATCATTGGCGGAAATTACAACTGCAGTCTGATTGTTTGCACTGAAAATAGAGATATACTCCAGCCGTAACCCTACGGGTCTTTCATGTCTGAAGAGCAAATGCAGGACGCTACGCCGACTGCAGACAATCAAGAGCTGGATGCGCTGAAGCGCAGTATTGAAGCACTTGAACGCAAGAACTTTGAGCTGATTGGCAAGCTCAAGGAACAAAAGGAAAAGGCGCCAGTCGTTCCTGATGGTGTCGATGTCAAAGAGCTGGTGGAGTTCAAGCGCCGCAAGGAGCAGGAGGAACTCGAATCCAAGGGCAAATACGACGAAGCCCTCAAGCAATACGCCCAGCAATTCTCAGAACGTGAGGATGAGCTGAAGCGCAAGATTGCTGACCTTGAATCGAAGCTGACCGTGAATCAGCTGGACAACCGCGTGGTTGCAATCCTGGCTGAGCAAGGCGCACACAATCCCCACGATGCTTTGCGCTTGGTCCGTGATCAGCTGAAGCTGGACGAATCGGGCAATCCTGTCGCCGTTGACGGGTACAACGAATTGCCGATGGATCAATGGGTTGAAAAACTCAAGACCGAACGCGGCTACCTGTTCCGCCCGCCCAGTGTCAAAGGTTCTGGCGCTCCTGTCGGCATCCGCTCTGCTTCCAGCGAGATTCCCGCAGGCACGAAAAACCCGTTCAGCCGCGAGCATTTCAACCTGACCGAACAGTCCCGCCTATTCCGCACTGACCGGGATATGTACGACCGACTGAAGGCCGCGGCAAACAATGCTTAATATGTATGCGTTAGGTGTGAAGGCTACGCCAGATCGCCATTGGGTTACGCCCGCAAAACCACGAATTTTTTAGGTACTGACTCATGGCGACTCTTCGCTCTGATGTCATCATCCCTGAGATTTTCACGCCCTACGTTATTGAACAAACCACCCAGCGGAACGCGTTTCTTGCTAGCGGTGTTGTTCAGCCTCTCGCGGCGCTGAATACCTCTGAAGATGGTGGCGATTTCGTCAACATTCCCTTCTGGAAAGCCAACCTGTCTGGCGATCTGGAAGTCCTGTCTGATTCTTCCAGCCTGACCCCTGGCAAGATCACCGCTGACAAGCAAGTTGGCGTGGTCCTGCACCGCGGTCGTGCTTTTGAAGCTCGTGACCTGGCTGCCCTGGCCGCTGGTTCTGACCCCATGGCCGCTATCGGTCAAAAGGTTGGTGCCTACCTGGCCAACCAACAGCAGGCTGATCTGCTCAAGTGTCTGGAAGGTGTGTTCGGCGCCCTGACCGGTGGCGACTCCCCTGCCTTTGACGCTCTGCGTTTTGACACCAGCGGTGCTACCGCCCTTGGCCCCCGTCAAGTGGCTAAAGCTCGTGCCGTCCTGGGCGATCAAGGCGACAAGCTCACCAGCGTTGCAATGCACGCAAATTGCTACTACGACTTGGTTGAGCGCAAGGCTATCGACTATGTGCTGTCTAGCGAAATCGCTGGTGGCCTGACCCCCGATAGCGCACAGCCCGACGCCTTCGCCGGTAGCGTTGCTGCTTCCTATGGCGATGTTCGCGTTCCTACCTACATGGGAATGCGCGTGATCGTCTCTGACGACATCACCAACAGCGGTGGCAATTACGCCTGCTACTTCTTCACCGATGGCGCTATTGCCTCTGGTGAGCAGGCTGCTCTTCGCACTGAAGTTGACCGTGACATCCTCGCCAAGAGCGATGCCATGTCGGTGGACATGCACTACATCTATCACCCTGTGGGTGCTAAGTGGGCTGTGACCACCACCAACCCGACCCGCGCTCAGCTGGCCACCGTTGGTAACTGGTCGAAGGTGTACGAAACCAAGAACATTGGCATCGTGCGCGCCACCATCACTTCCAACTACGACTGATAGGAGGAACTAACGATGGCATCCATTTTTGAAGCAACCGCTGGCAAGCTTGTTGGACCCGCTAAAGGTGGCACCGTCACCCAAGGCA